CCATAGACCTGATTCTGGTAAGTAATGGTATACTGATAGTTCCCCGGATTGAAATACCCACCGAAATTGCCAGAGGAATCGGCAGTTTCTTGACAGGTAGTTGATTGCTGTAAAACCACCTGAGCATTGCTAGGACAAGAGGTAATATTGTCGAAAGATGTATAAACTGAAGCCGGAGAAGTACATGGGAGAGCAGTACAGTTCACATAAAAGGAAACTGGAGCATTACGAATGGCATAAACTGGCACTAGCTGCCCAGAGGTAGAACCCGTCGTTGTAGCGGCATAATCCCACCGGAGATTTTGAGCTACAGCTAGTTGAGAGGCTAGGATAATCAATACAACTAATGCCAGTTTTTTCATTTAAAGCTCCGCTGCTTCATCCTTCTTGTTTTTCTTCCACAGATGTTCGAATCCGCGCAGCTTTGCTGCAATGACTCGAGATTCGTCGAGAACGTTCCTGCAAACTGGGCAAAGAGCTGCTGCCGGAGAAACAGAAGACCCACAGATGTTGCAAGCGAGCATCTCCTGAACTCCACGAGCCCATGGCTTGTCCTTCTGGCCCCTGAGCTTTGCAGCCATACGATGCAGCTCAGTAACGTTATTGTAGGCCTGAGGACCCTGATTCCAGTAGTTATCAGCCTCAGCAATTAGCCGGTCATAGGTGCGGCTGAGCTTTGCTCTTGCCTTACGGATCTCAGTCTCAGTGGGCTCCGGGCCTTCGGCGATGAAAACCCCCCACTGGGTCAGGTCTTCAGATTCTGTGTGGAATTGCCCGACACCAACGATGTCCAAAGCAAGCTTCCTTCCGGAGTCATGCCGATGGGCCATCTGGAACATATCAATATGAACCGGATCGTTGGTGATGTAAGGAACCTCAGTGGCTATCGAGAATTCGTTACCTTCTTCACATGGATGAATGGTGATCTGACCGTAGCTACCCATGCTGCGCTGATGACGAATCGGGCCGACATTGAAGATCTTAATCGGGTTACCAATTACTCGAAGTTCGGGGGGAAGCTCGAAGATGTCTTTTTGATTCTTCGACCTGAGCTCCCGAACTGCCTGTTCACGCTGTTCTGCGGTTCCTGGCATTTGTAGCTCCTTTTTGCGGTGTACCGGTCCTGAAACCACCTCGGGTAGATAGTCCAAGTTTCCGGGCTGAGGGACCTAGCTGGTATTGATCGGCAGTTTTCTTGCCGGGTCTTACGCTTGAAGGTCTGTTGTTGAATGCCTGTTGAGCATCCTTAAACATATCCTGGAATTGGTTGTATTTGGCCTTCTCGTCTTTCTGAACCTGCTCATCCTGGGCCTGTTTCTTTTGATCGAAGCTGTAATTCCATCCGGCTTTAATGAGGTAGATAGCTTTGATCACCTCTTCACGTCCTGGACGAGCTGAAAAGTTTACCGAACACTGAGCATATTCGCCACGATGCGGGTAAGGCCCTAGAGTCAGCAGATTAGTTGCCGGATCTCGATACAGTATTTCATACTGCTCTGGAGTACAACCAGTGAACCCGAAAGGGCTTTTCCACATCTCGAGAATCCATCTTCCGACTCCTGGGTATAGAGGAAGCCACTTATATCCAACAGACTCACGGGTGAGATTGATGTCTCTACCATCTGCGAGCCGTAGTTCTTTGTCGTTGGATGGATCTCCATCATATTCACGGTGTTTAGCTCCAACAAGGTAGTAGCGAGACTCCGACCATACCACACGGAAGATGGATTCACCGTATGGATTCAACCCGAAATCCTTCAAGGACCCGATGGGCAACTGCTGAAGTGTGGGGCATCCTCCACCCACTAATTCAATACTCATCGAATTTCTCCTAACCCCATCAATTTGCGGCGTTCACGGGTAAACTTGTCCTGAACAGTCAGTGACCGTTCAGCAAAGCCAGGTTGTACGCTTGCTTCGTCAAGTTTACGGTCAAGAAGCGGTTGAAGCTGTTGGTCAAGAATGATTGACATCATTGTTTGACACACGATTACAAGCTCGTCTTGGGATATGAGGAGCTCGTCAAGATCATCATGATATGCCATAAGAAAATGGGGCAGCTGCAGTCTGCCCCACCCCTTTCTTCAGGATTAGCTGTTGAAGTAGCCCTTCGGAATTGCGAAGCCATCGCCGTAAACACCGGCGCGGACGTTCTCGTTTCCGATCTGGACTCCAGTCCACAGGTAGAACAAGGTGCTCGTATTGAGACCGCCGCTGGCTCCGTAGGTCGGGAACAACGTCTGTCCACCAACTTCGTAGTAGTCAATCGGCTGATTCTCGCAACGGAACCAGTGCTTGAACGCCAAACCATCGATGCGGCCCGGGGTTGCATGGATGCTCTTGAGAACAGGGCGTCCCGCGAAGGTCTGCGGCACATCCTTCTTAAGCATGTCAACCGAGCTATCACCCTTGATCTGGTTCTGAATCACCTGCGAGACCAGAAGACCAACGTTCTCCCAAGCTGCAATCATATCGGTATTCATGTGATACTCGAGCTCGCTCTTTTCAGCGGCCTCGATACCCATGGCAGCTTGCATCTGTGCTTGGAAGATGCGAGCCTTTGCCGGTGTGAGTGCCTGGTTGTTTCCGGAAACGTGGGGTGTGGTCAACTTGCCAGGATATGCCGAACGAGCCAGGTTACCCACAGAACCCGTATTGGACGAAACCTGCCAATACTTGATTCCGAAGAGCCCGGAGTTCGCAATACCGGCAGAACCGCTCACGAGCAGAAGCGTTCCGGCGACTGCTCCAGCGGGTACAGCGCCCTGCATGTTGATCTGGTTATTGGGGCCATCCACAGACAGGATGGTTCCGGTGCCGAGGAAGTTGCCTCCCAAAGCAGTCCAGAAGTCAATATCCTGGTTGTCCACAAACCAGTTGGCATTGTTGACCGTGATGGTCGTATTGCCATTGGAGAGTGAGACGATCGTATCCAGGGTGTTGGACCCATCGCCCTGCAACACCGACTCCATGCAAACGTTGAACTGTTCCATGGCGTCTTTCATGGTGAGCATGGCGTAGTCTTCAATCGCCTTCTCATCAGAATTGGTGTTGATTTCTGTTGCCTTGGTGTATTGGCTCGCGTGGAAGAAATACACGGGAACCAGAGTCATGGCATCTGTAGTGAAGGACGAACCGAGGCCGATGTCTTGACCATCCGGAGATCCTACCCTAAATTTGCCACCCGCCAGCAGACGGAGTGGGACGCGAGTCGGGCGGGACGAGACAACGACAATGTCCGTCCTGCTCTTGATGCGACCCCACGCCGTGTAGTCCTGCTGATAAAGACGAGGAAGTTCAGGCCGTACCTGTTCGTGCATGATACCGATTGCCTGAGCTACATTGGCTACTGACATTGGGATTCTCTCAATTTGGACTCGCCCAATCTCAATTCAAAACAGTTTCCCCGGGCCCTGTCCCGTAGTTTAAGGGTTTCGGATTCTGTTTCCCGGAATGATTATCCGTATGCTTTTTGGGCTGTAAGCTTGTGAAACCCGGCTGAAAGGAGTGCCGTTTCCTGCCTAAGTACAGGCTAATTCAACGTACTGGCCTAGGTTATCCTAGGTTTACTTGAAACGGGCCATGGTATGTAATATCATAGCCAGTCTCAAAAATTCAATGCCGGCCCTGTATATGGCGAGAAATTGACTACAGAATTTCAGTTAAATAGTCAATTACGCCTTTGTCGTCGGCAAAGACCCTTTTGATCGGATTCATGTAGGTATAACCCTTAGATTCCTTTCCTGGCTTGGAATCTTTGTTCTTAGGGGTTACGCATACGATGTAACCGTCAGACTTCCCGTCTGGGGCTTCAACGCACTCGATTTCAATGCGCTGAGCTCTTTTCTCTGGCCCGGACGGATTAGACAAAACTCTCCACTTCTCTCGAGGCATTGGAACTCCTTATGCAGGCGTGTGAGCGCCCCAGTAAACTTTCTTCCCATTCTTCAGGATAGCCTGCTTACGGAACTTCATCTCAAAGGTAGTTCTCTTCGAGTCAATCTCATCTGGCTTGGGAGCTTTCGAAGCCTCCACCTTAGCCCACCCCTGTACCACGGGAGTATTCTTAACAGGTGCAGCATTCTTGTCTGTGGGCGTGGTGACCTTTGAAACCTTCTTTGCACCAGGATTGGTGAATAGAGAGCGATATGCCTTCTTGGTAACTTCTGAAAGGATCTTGGAGGTCCGAGACTTGGAGAACTTGAGAAGATCGTTCATATCCCGGGCGTTGTAGTACCTGTCCAAGTTCTTCATATACTCGTTGTCGGAGGTGAGAATCGACTTCATATCATCGATCACCCTCTGAGTCAGAGTCTGCATCTGGTAGTCATTGAGAGCCTTTCCACCAGTGATCTGGGTAATCTCACGGGTGATTTCAGCTGACCTCCAGCGACCGAAGCTCGATGCAAATTCTTGATTGAAAAGCTGGGTTTTCTGAGCGTCGATCTTCGCTTGCTCAGAAGCGATGTTCGGGTCTACCTTCGGGCGCTCAGGAGCTGTGTTAGCGATCTTATTGACATCGTTGGCCCAAAGAGCAGCTTGGTTGAGGCAGTCGGTAGCTTCCTTGATTGCCTCGGGAGTACCGAGCTTGAGCATCTTGAACGCAAGATTCAGATTTGCGACCATGCCACCGTCGCGCATGGCGTTAACCATGATCTTGCTCATCTCATGGGAGTAACCCTGTGGATCCATGTTTGCCCACTTCGACAGGGTATGAGGCATGAGCTTTGAGAAGCCTTCGTTGCCGGCAATCTCCACAAGATTGTTGACAATGTCCGGGTCACCAGAACGGGCTTTGTTGTCGAGTGCTTCCTGCTCCTCCACAAGTGCCTTGTGAGTGGTATTGAGCTGACGAATCTCCTCGATGCCTCCAAGATTCTCAATCTCGGACTTCATGGCACGGATTTCTTTCAAGCCGCCCGGTACTTCTTTCAGGAAGTTGTTCGCCGTATAAACGGCATTCTGGAGTTGATTTGCCAGCTTGGGATTGGCCTTGGCAATCTCCTGAATGTGAGCCTTTACCTCGGCCGGTACTGTTTTCCAATCTACTGTACCTTCCTTGGACTCCGGCTTACCAGAACCAGGCTGTGATTCCGATTCTTCGGTAGATTCGCCGCCTTCTCCCCCGTCGGTATCGGTATCGTCGGTGGATGACTCTCCGCCGTCAGTCCCCGGGTCGGAGTTGATAATTGCGTCGGCAGCTCCACCTCCGAGATCCGTCATTACGGTACCTGCGAGGATAGCTAGTGGGAACAAATGGTGTAGAATCTGGATAAGCATCTTATCTCCTTATTGAGCGGCTGGGGCCGCGTTCAAAACTTGGGCTGCGGCTTGAGGTCCTGGTTTCCCAGATTTTACGGGCTCTGGGGGTGGTGGAGGCGGGATGGCGGCTTTATGGGCTAGGCCGTGAAGCCTTACATTGAGAACTCCCTTTTTGTTGTTGTTTTCCTCTTCCTCCCGGCGCCTGTCCTCGGAGTTGAGCCAGTCAGCAACAGTCTGGAATTCCACAGGGTTGTTGTCGAAAGCTGGGTCGATAGGAATGCTCGGTTTATAAAGCTCAGGAGGTATAGGGGGAGGAATTGTAGTCCCATCTGGGGCTGTCTTATTCTTTTCCCACTCGGCCATTGCTTGAAGCAACTGAGGATCCTGCATGGCAGCAGCCTGCAATTCCTGCATGGTTGGAGGTGTCGGAGATTCCTGTAGCAGCTGAGCAATTTCAATCAGCTGTTTGTTCCTTGACTCAGCTCCGGGAACCAAAAGCTCAGGAAGACCGAGAACTTCATGACCGTACTCCTGGTTGTTTGGATCTGCCATAACCTGAGCCAGGATTGGGTTCCTCTCAGAAGCTGCCATGAGCATCTGATAAGCTTGCCTCTTTGAATTGGTACTCTCAGGGAATGAAGCATCGGTATCGGCGACACAAACGCATTTTCCACCCTTAAGATCTTCAATGGAGATCTTCTGAGGAATCACCTTTCCTGTCTTATCCATAAAGGAATAGGTAAAGTTCTCATCAGTGCTATACCGAATCTCTGATTTAACAGCGTTGGTATAGGCTCCGGCAAAAAGTCGCTGTAAAGCAGTCCACGGGAGACCCATCCTACCCATTGCCTGATCGCGCTGTATGGCGATGCCCTTCGCAGTGTCGTTGTCTCCGGTATCTCCACCGAATAGCGCGGGGAAAGCTCCAGATACGAACTGGGCGAGCGGGCCTTGAACGAATTGAATGAACTGGGGTAGAGTTGCCGGAATTCCTTC